AGGACCATCAATACAAGATATTAAATATTTTTCAAAGAACTTGTATCAATACTATCAATGGAACGGCAATTGGGACTCGGCTAAATGGTTAGACTCTACACCTCCAGAATGGGAACTGTTGTATAACAAGATTGCAGAATTTCTCCCCAAACACTATGTACACTGGATTGATTTAAAAATAACACCGCCATTGTCGACTGGTACCCCTTTGCATAGAGACAAAGACCCCTGGAGTCCCGGGGGCGATACCACTAGATTTTCTCGTGCAATTACTGTATTATGTAATCTCAATCGTGAATGGGATCCGCAATGGGGAGGAGAGTTTGTATTGCATGTTGAGCAAAACAAACAATTAACAGAGCACAGCAAAATTCCTATTTGCCCTGGACAATTGTTAATCATGGAAAATTGTTATCATAGCATTGCACCTGTTGTTGCACACGATCACAGTAGGCTTACTTTTATTTTACATGTTTTAGAATATCGATGATTCAAATTAAAAATCTCACTGTTAAAAACTTCATGAGCGTGGGTGCTGCTACTCAGGCCATCAACTTTGACCGCAAAGACATTACCCTGGTGCTGGGCGAGAATCTCGACCTTGGCGGCGATGGATCACGCAACGGCACAGGCAAAACCACAATCATCAATGCACTCAGCTATGCCTTGTACGGCAACGCTCTGTCAAACATCCGCAAGGACAATCTGGTAAACAAGACCAACGGCAAAAACATGTTGGTCAGTCTGGAGTTTGCAGTCAACGGTGCCGAATATCGAATTGAACGTGGGCGCAAACCCAATGTGCTCAAGTTCTATGTGAACAATGAAGCCACTGTGGCCACAGATGAAGCACAAGGTGATTCAAGAGAAACACAAGACGCAATTGAACGCACCATGAACATGAGTCATGACATGTTCAAACAGGTGCTGGCTCTCAACACCTATACTGAAGCATTCCTGAGCCTAAAGGCCAATGATCAACGAACTATCATTGAACAGTTGCTGGGCATTACACTATTAAGCGAACGTGCTGATACAATCAAGGAATTGTCTAGAAGCACCAAAGATTCAGTATCTCAAGAAGAATTTAGAATCAGAGCCGTGGTTGAAGCCAACGGTCGTATTGCAGAACAGATTGAAAGTCTCCGACGACGACGAGTGCTATGGCAAAAAAAGCAAGACAGCGATCTTGAATACCTGGCTACACAATATGCTGACCTAACACAAATCAATATTGAAGCTGAATTGCTGGCACATCGAGATCTTGCAGTCTACAGTCAACAAAAAACAGCACAAGACGCTCACACCGCCTTGGTGGCTAGATCTACAGCCTGGCGACAAAAACAATTCCGAGACGTGGCTGAATTTCGTGCCAACTATGATTTGCTAAGTCACATTGACATTGCGGCTGAACTGTCCGCACACGCTGCTCTGGTTGCTCACACCCACCAGGCCAAGAACACAGCGGATATTGAAAAGCTAATTGCTCGTTGTAAGTCTGATGAAGTTCGAGAACAAGCTGCTATTGTCAAACTAGGTACAGAGATTGCTGAACTAGAAGCACACAAATGCTATGCTTGCGGACAAGAGTTTCATGACGGAAGTCACGAAGCAGTACTGGAAGACAAACGCAAGACCTTGCAAGAAGCTGAACTACAGATCTTGGGCACCAACAGTCAGCTGATTGAACACGCCGCGGCACTGGCCGCACTAGGTGTACTGGGCGTGAAGCCTGTTACTCACTACCGCACCGAAGCAGAAGCCATTCGACATTCAAGCGAGTTAGAAAATATTCAAAAGCAGATTGATGCCAAACTTGACGAACTTGACCCCTATGCTGAACAGGTGTCAGAATACACTGAGGTTGTGCTGGGTGCTCAACCAGTCACACACTATGATACTGAGGCCAAGGCAGTCACACACATGAGTCAGGTTGCCAACCTGCTGCAACAGATCACTACCAAGACAGCCGAAACTGATCCCTACACTGATCAGATCAATGACATGACCAATCAGGCTCTGCAGACTGTGAGTTATGATGCCTTGAACGATCTCAATCGATTGCAAGAGCATCAAGACTTTTTGCTCAAGCTGCTGACATCCAAGGACAGTTTTGTTCGCAAGAAGATCATTGATCAAAACTTGAGTTATCTCAACGCAAGGCTCACACACTATCTGGATCGCATTGGCCTGCCACACACTGTGAAGTTTCAAAACGATCTCAGTGTCAGCATTGAAGAACTAGGCCGTGAACTGGACTTTGACAATCTCAGCAGAGGTGAACGCACTAGACTGATTTTGAGTCTTAACTTTGCATTCCGTGACGTTTGGGAAAGTCTATATTCTCCAATCAACCTGTTGTTTGTAGACGAACTAATCGACAACGGTCTAGACACAGCAGGTGTAGAGAATGCTCTGGCCTTGCTCAAACGCATGAGTCGTGAGCGTCACAAGAGTATCTGGCTGGTGAGTCATAGAGATGAACTGAGTGGGCGAGTAGAAAACATACTCAAGGTTGTGAAAGAAAACGGATTCACCAACTACAACACCGAGGTTGAACTTGCGTAGTATCCAAGTCTTGCATTTGGAACCTACAGATGTGTGCCAGGCTGTGTGTGCTTTGTGTGCTCGCGAAACTGATTTCAACTTCCGCAAGGATCGTCAGCATCATCTCACAGTAGAGCAGATTCTCAAACACTTCTCTGACGAGCAAATTACACAACTGAACAAGATGTTTATGTGTGGAGTATATGGTGATCCAGCAGCTGGAAAAAACACACTAGACATTTACAATTATTTTAGAAATCTAAACCCCAATATTACACTGGGCATGAACAGCAACGGTGGCTTGCAAACCACCGTGTGGTGGCATGCCTTGGGCACCATATTCAATCACCCGCAGGATTATGTGGTGTTCAGCATTGACGGACTAGAAAGCACAAACGAAGCGTATCGTAAGAATGTCAAATGGTCTAAGCTGATGCAAAACGCACAGGCATTTATTGAAGCCGGAGGTTCTGCGCACTGGGATATGCTGGTGTATCGACACAATCAACATCAGGTTGACGAATGCGAGCAACTTGCTCGTGACATGGGATTCAAGTGGTTTCGTGCCAAGGTCAGCCGGCGCGGATTTACAGACAGACTTGAAGCCCCTGTAGGATGGCAGTTTCCACAGGTGGTTGCCACAGCAGTCGATTGTCATGCACTGCGAGAGCAAAGCGCATATATTGATGCACAGGGTAATCTAAGTCCTTGCTGTTGGCTAGGTGCCAGACAACAAGATTTTGTTACGGATTTTGACAGTGTTCAAAGTTCCTGGAATAGCCCACAACCCAATATTGTTTGCTTGGACACCTGCGGATCCAAAGATGGCGGCTCTAGTTTTGGTAATCAATGGCAAAGGGAGACTGAGCTGAATGTTTAATGTTAATACCATTGACGAGTACCAGTTGGAAATTACAAGTTACTGCAATGCCGCGTGTCCTCAGTGTCCGCGAAACTCACTTGGACACGGACTCAATCCGTTTATGCCGCTGGATCATCTTGACAGAACAGTGATTGATACTGCATTTACTGACACGTTATGTCAGCGACTAAGACAAGTGTTCTTTTGTGGCAGCTACGGTGATCCAATCATGCATCCAGACTTTTTGGGCATACTTAGAGATTTTAGAAGAAAAAATCCTACCCTGTGGTTGTATATCCATACCAACGGAGGAGTGCATGATCCGGCGTACTGGACAGAGATAGCACAAATCATGAACGGGTATGGACAAATTGATTTTGGCATTGACGGTCTAGAAGATACTTTACATCTGTATAGAAAGAATGTAAAATATCACAAAGTCATTGAAAATGCTCAAGCCTATATAAATGCAGGCGGTAGAGCGCAGTGGAATTTTATTGTGTTCAAGCACAACGAACATCAAGTTGATACAGCCCGGCAACTGGCACAAGACATGGGATTTTTTAATATACTGATACGTAAGACCGGAAGATTTTTAAATCATGATACCTTGGAAGAAATGTCTGAGTGGCCAGTATCAAATAGTAGTCAGGTGCTAGAGCCTCCAGAAAATTCTGCATACAGAAATCGCAGTATGATGTTCTTGCCTGCACTCAAAAGCGAATACAAAAATATTAAAGATTATTTTGATACGACTGAGATAAAATGTGATTCCTTACTGGGTAAAAAAGTTGCCATCACTGCACAAGGTGTCGTGCTACCTTGCAATTTTTTCAATCATAATTTGTACGATGCTAGATTTCGCAATAATGCGTTGCCCGGGGCAAACGCTCTGAGCCAGGTTGATGGCAAGAATCAAGTTCGTGAATTTTTAGAACAATACGGATTGGATAATTTGAGCATTCAACATCATTCACTTGATACTATTTTTAACAATGCATTATGGAATGATCTAGTTTCTAGTTGGAATAATAAAAATAGGCTGTTTGAATGTGCAATGACCTGTGGGTCAAAATTGCAAAAAGTATGGGATCAAGGAGGATCCGTTAGATGAACACATTGATCACAGGTGGCAACAAAGGTCTAGGATTATACCTAGCAACTGCATTAAGTGCAGAAAGTATCAGCAGAGCAAACGGCTGGGATATCACCAAAGATGTTGAGAAAATTGCTGCCCACAGCATAGACTACGATGTGTTTATCAACAATGCATTTGACGGGCCGCCGCAAGAATCCTGGGCCAATTTTGCACAGTCACAGGTGTACTTTGCAGTGTATGACGCATGGAAAGCTGCTGGCAAGACTGGACATATTTTCAATATTGGTAGCTCGGGCAACAAGACCGTTGTTGCACCTGAGCCCAGATTTGAAACCTATCGTGTAGCCAAAGCTGCCTTATCGCATGCCAGCAAGCAAGGCACACAGGCATTTAAACAAAATCAAGTGGGATTCAAAACCACTCTAATAACACTGGATAGACTGGACACTGAGCTGACTCGCAGCCGAGCATCCTGGACAGGCAACGGAATCAATCTAAACGACATAAGCAATTTTATAAAATACGCTATCACTGTGAACTCAAACACAGTTCTAGAAGAGGCAACTTTTTACTGCAATCTCGATCACAAGGCATAACTATACTGCAAAGGTAATACAACAAATTCTCGCATGACATGGCACTATCAAAACACTCCAGTTGAGACACTGCCAGAAGAATGCATAGGATTTGTTTACCTGATCACCAATAATCTTTCTGGTCGCAAGTACATAGGCAAAAAACTAGCTAAATTTTCAAAAACAACTTACAAAACAGTCAAGCAAAAAAACGGCATCAAGAAAAAAAAGAAAATTAGAACCAAAATTGACAGTGATTGGCGCGACTACTACGGTTCAAGCGAAA